ATCTGGAGCGGGCGAAGGGAATCGAACCCTTTTGCCTAGTGTGTCGTTCCGTCGCAAAGCGTGTCGTTGTGCTGTTTTCGGGCTGAACCGCCTGCTCGTTTCGGCGCAATTCGGCGCAGTGTTTTCGACACTTTATCGACAGCCGCGCGCATGACTAGCGAGTGACTTCTTCTGTCCAAGATCGTCCTGTTGGGGTGGCGCTCCAACGCGTGGATGCTTTTATAGCCAAACTATGTTTGTAGGCCTCTCGCCCCAGGAGTAGAAGCGTCTTACACAGATTATCAGAGCTAGGCCCTTTACGATCTTTGCTTTTCCACAGCACCCAAGTGTCAAAGTACGGCCTATCTCTGTCCTCGGTGATGTCTTGTCTCAACTCGATAATCCGTTGCGGCGATGGATTTCGCTCTGGTTTCGCTGACGTTGGTAAAGCGTTGTTTAGCTGCTCAAGAAAAACAGCGGGTATGAGCTTGGCTCCGGTGTTGGCTCCCGTGTTCAAAACTGCGGCAAGATCTCCATATTGATCGCCAAAATACGGTTTTATCCAGTATTCCGCCGTAACCTCAAACTTGAAGAATTTCGGATTCAAGCCTCTAGAGGTTAGAGCGAGTACAAACGGAGACTCTCTTATAGAGAATAACCCATCAAAACTAGTGGCCCCGGTGGTGATTTGGAACTGTTGCATTTCGGAGCCGATGCTGATCATGCTCCGATGAAGTAATTGCAATGAAGTCATTTTCATATCACGCCGCGGGCCTCTTCTTTCTCGAACTTGGGTCGAGCAAAACATCTCGGAGCGGCGGGGTCAACTGCTGAGGGCTAGGGCATGAAGTTGTTTTCTGCTGCGCAAGCTGGTTCGTATCGGCTGCACATTCTTTTGAATGCAATCTTCGCACCTTTACGGCAGTCGCGGTAGATCAGCGAGCCGCGTTTGTAGTTTTGGCACACGCTGTTGTAGTCGATTTGGCCATTTACCACTGTCCACTTAAACTGGTCGCTGATGCGCTGCTTGTTGTGGCCGTTCTCCCAGCTCCAGTTGCTGAGGCGAGTCTGGCGGGAAACTGAGCGCTTTTGCGTGCCGCTGGTGGAGTTTGCTGCGTAGTGGCGGCCCGGTGGTGGCTGCATCGTGTTGGCGACGGGGCGGGGCGTGTAGTTGCTATCGTTAAACGATGTTTGGCGACACTGTACCGCTTCCGCTGTGCGCTCTTCGAACCATTCGATTTCTTCCTGGCTCAGCTGCCGTTGCTGGGGCGATGGTGTCTGTTCTGCTGCTGGGGCTTCGTAGCCTGCAACGGACGGCTGGCTAATCGGTTGCATCGGCTGTGCTGGCTCTTGTTTAAATAGAGGCTTGCCGCCGATATGGATGCCTTGCTTGATCTGGTTCATGTCCAGGACTATCGGCTTTCTGAACGTCAATGCCAGTGCCCCAATGACCGCCGAACCGATACCCAGTATCGCAAGGAATCGCCATGGCCCTTGCTTCTTTCTGCTGCGTAGATGCTCGGGCGCATCGTCCCAGTCCGACCTCATGTCGCCTCCTTGCGTTTGCCTATGGAATAAATATGTGCCTCAAGTCGGAGCTGTAGCTTTCAAACCCGCAACTATCAAGAGTATCAATAACAACAGTAAAACCGTGAAAAGAAATCCTACGAAGGTAGGTAAATAATACAAATAGCTATTAGTATCTTTGTAGTGTCCGAAGGTCAGGACCTTCAGCACCCAAAGCCCGAGAGCCCTAAGCGCAACCTCGAAAATAAGCCCGATTATCGCTTCCATATTATTTTTGCTGCTTCCTTTCCTTGGCTGTTTGGGCTAAATAAATCTGTCCCCTTTTTCACTGGCCGCTCAAGCGCTATCCCTACGTGGTGTTCTACGTGGAGCGTCCGAGCCACGTTGAAATTTGGCGTGTACTCCACGGAATGAGCGATGTTCCGTCTTGGCTCCAAGATGATTCCTTTTAGAGCGTATCTGCTAGTTCTGTGAGGACGTTGGTTACACGTCGCAACGGGGCTGCTTAGCCCTAAGCGCAACCTCGAAAATAACCCCGATTATCTCTTCCATCTTATTTCTGCTGCTTCCTTGCTTTGGCAATTGGGGCTAAATAAATCTGTCCCCTTTTTCACAAAGGTGCCAATTCTCTTGGTGAAGAATTTTCTTCCGGTGAAAAGCTAAGTGGCTAGCCAGAACTAGTTTTCCTAGAGCACGCCGCCGAAACCAAAAAGGCGAATACCCACATAAAAAGAAAAAGAAATAACGAGACGCCGAACCAATCTAGATATGTAGCCATAGTCATGGCTAGCCCGTGGTATTTAGTACCTTCGCTCGCTGGTAAAAGGCCTAATGACACCGGAAGGAAAGGAAGCGAAATGATTAATAAAAGTATGCGTCCTCTCCTTGGGATAGATATTGACGTGAACCCAAAGCGCCTTATCAGGATTATCGCTATTGGTAGTAAGGCAATGTGAGCGATTGTAATTGAGGTAACTAGCCTGCTGTTTTCAGTTAAATGGCTTATATATGTGTAAGAATTGATGCTGCCTATTTCGCTAGGGATTATGAAAGATAATAGGTGGCCTAGCGCTATGCCGATCACAAACCATGCAATAGAGATTTGGAACAGGTACTTCGAGTAGGTGATTTTTCTAGGTGTTGTAGGCATATATCACGGCAAGAAATTGTTTTCGGCAGCGCATGCCGGCTCATATCGGCTGCACATCCTCTTGAATGCAACCTTCGCACCTTTGCGACAGTCACGGTAGACCAGTGAGCCGCGTTTGTAGTTTTGGCACACGCTGTTGTAGTCGATCTGGCCGTTTACCACTGTCCACTCAAACTGGCCGCTGATGCGCTGTTTGTTGTGGCCGTTCTCCCAGCTCCAGTTGCTGAGGTGAGTCTGGCGGGAAACGGAGCGCTTTTGCGTGCTGCTGGTGGAGTTGGCTGCGTAGTAGCGGGCCGGTGGTGGCTGCATCGTGTTAGCGACGGGGCGGGGCGTGTAGTTGCTATCGTTAAACGATGTTTGGCGCTGCTCTAGCGCTCGGGCGGTGCCTTCTTCGAACCAGTCGAGTTCTTCCGGGGTCAGCGGTCGCTGCTGGGGCGCTGGTGTCGGCTCTGCTGCTGGGGCTTCGTAGCTTGCAACCGAAGGCTGGCCAACCGTCTGCATGGGCTGTGCTGGCTCTTGGTTAAACCAAGGCTTACCGCCGACATGAATGCCTTGCTTAATCTGGTTGACGTCCAGCACGACCGGTTTGCCGAACGTAAACGCAAGTGCCGAAATCACCGCTGAACCGATACCTAGGATCGCAAGGAACCGCCAGGGGCTAGCCTTCTTTCTGTTGCGTAGGTATTCCGGTGCATCATCCCAGTCTGATCTCATCACGCCTCCTTGCTCAGTGATCGGTTGTTAAATAAATCTGTTCCTTGTCCCTATGGTTATTCCGCTTTAAGTAGTCTCAAATAGGACGTGCCCTTCCTATGGTATTCTTGAAAGCTGCCTTCTTCGCTTAGAGCGATGCAGAAGTACTGAAGGTATTCTATAAGCTCGGCCTCATAATTCCTTGCTATCTTCATTAGTCGCTCCACGGGACAGGATTTCGTGACCCTGAGATTTCCGGTAGGTGGAATGTTTTTGTTGTAGATGCTCAAGCTATTAACTAGCCGTAGAGCTCCTACGCCAAGAAGAATCTTTCGAGCATCACCATTTTCTAATACGCCTATTTTGGTTCTAAATAGCGCTGCTAAAATTGGTCGTAGCTCTTCAGTGTTGTCGTAGGCAGCTGTAGCATCTCTTTCATGTAACTGCCCTGTGCCATCATCGAAAGGGAAAGAGTCAGTATAATATTCCAAGAGAAGACCGACGGCGAGCGAGCATTCTTCGTCGAGAAATAGCTGGTTGTTCTCGTAGTATTCTTTTAGTTCACGATAGGCGCTGGAAGGGACTGGGTCGCTTGGCCCGTAGTACTCTACATAAGAGCTATCCGCCCAAGCTTCGTTAACCCGTCTAATAAGACTTATTATTCCGGCAAAAGCTTCTCGTTGATGGTCAAAAAAAAGCGAGGTTCTAATTTGACTGACTTGATTCTCGTGCTGCAGCGCTTGGAGCTTAGCGTTAAGCTCCGTCTTGTAGCTCTCTAGCTTCTGAGAATATTCATAGCTGATCGATTGTTTTAGCCTTTCGGCTAACCATGTTCTCAAAATCCACGAAATAGCCGCCGCTGCTGTTGCCCCAGATAACATACTTAAAAATATGTTCGTGTATTCCATTCCTAGTCCCTCAGCAATCGGGCGTACCAGCGCTTAGCCACTTCCGATGTGATCGCTATCCCGCGCTTTGATTGGACAAGTTTGAATCGGCTACGTTGTAATCAGGGCTGATCTGCCCCGCTTCTGGGGCTATCTCTCCGCTGACGACCCATAATGCGTATTGAGGGAAAAGCTTAACGATTGCTTCGATCTCCTCTGCCTTGATTTCGCGCTTTCTGGCGGTGTTCTTCAGGTTGTTCCAGGTGTAGCGACTGATGCCAGTGCGCTCTTCCAGCTCGGGCAGCCGAATTCCTGAGTTTTTCAGAATAGTTATAACCCGCTCTTTAATCATAGCTACTTGATCTATAGATGATATATCCAATATGGATCATCAATGGCATTATCCGTTTCGAGGTTATCCATATTGGATAAGTCAATGTTGAATGACTGGCATTGCAACGAATAGTGACGGAACGAGCATGGAACTGGAAGAGCTGGAACCTTCAAAGCTGATCGCCCCACAGCAGGACGTGGAAACCGTCGAAGCCTGGGCGGAACGTAACGGCCTGACATGCTCCATGGCTCGCGCATGGGTCTACCGGGGCGTACTCCCCACCGTAAAGCTCGGCAAGCGCCGCATGATTAACAGTGCGCTGCTGCGTAGCTGGCTGCTGGAACAGGAGTGGACCGCATGAATCCTCCTATCTATACGCAGGCCGCCTTCTATACGCAGGCCGCCTTCGCCGCTCTGGCCGGTGTGTCCGTGGAAACGGTGGCTGGCTGGGTCAGGACAGGCGCTGTTGAGAGCGTGAAGCTGGGCAAAACCCGTCTGGTGCGCTTTTCGGTGGTGATCCAATGAGCCGCACTGACCCGCAATTCAAGCTGCGCATACCTGCTGCACTCCGCGCTCAGGTCGAGCAGTCCGCCCAAGCTGCACGCCGCTCCCTAAATGCCGAAATCGTCATTCGCCTGGAGTCGTCGTTCTCCCAGGTTGCGCCCAGCACCAATGAACAGGAGCGCTCCGCATGATCCGCGCCGTCTACGGAAAGCCAGGGGAGGGGATGACCCATGCAGAAGCCGGCCAGCTATCAACGCCTTCCGCACGCCCACGACTGCGACTGCTCTGTCTGCTGGTCCAGACGCGAAATGGCGAAATCCGATCCCTCCCGGTCCACACAATGCGCCCAATGCCGCCCCGCGTATGCGCGGCCGATTCGCACACTGCAAATGGGCTGCGTCGGTGGAATTTGGAAGCCTCTGCTCTCGGACTGGAAAGTGGAACCGGCCTTTATCTGCGAGAAGCACACGCCACCCGACCGCCCCGCGAAGTGGTGGAGCGTTATCTACGACTCGGGCAAGCCAACGCCCTACGTGCCGATTCACGAACCGTTCGAGCTGGTGGGGTAGGGCGCAAGCGGATGCAGGTTCGTATCGCGTCGCCTAACTGGCATGAGATCGGTCGGGAGCTGACCGTTGGCGGGGAGCTGTACGGGCACGTCACCTATCGCCGGGATGTTCCTCTGTTCATTCCGTTGGACGGTGGCGAGCCAACGAAACACCGGTCCCTCGTCGAGCTGCGTCGCTATGTCGCTGAGCGCTATCAGGCTGAGCGCGTGGCCGAACAGGTCCAGGGCCGCGCTCCCGGCTCGTCGGATCACGCTTCACCGATCCGGCGAACGGAAGCACGGGCGGAGCGCACCCTTGACCCTGCACGAACCGATACAGCCTCCGCTCGTGAGTGCGGGAGCGCTTTTCCCTCCCGCGCTCCCGAGCCCTCGGCGGCGAGAGTGGGATGACAAGGGCGAAGCCCTTGGTGTTAACCAGCGTTGCGGATGATTAATTAAATTAATGTTTGCTCAAGTGGAAAGTGTCAATTCAGCACTATTCGTCGCATTAAAAAATGAAGTATTGAATCTTTTAATACTTGATAAATAGTTGTTCCAAGAGCGTTTAAATAAAGCTATAGATAACCCGCAAGCCAAGTAACAAGCCGGTCGCAGTGAAATTGCTTTTTCACTCGTTCGGGATCGCTCGGCCTGTAGAAAGCAAAACAGCGCAATAAAGCGCAACTAGAGAGAGGAAACACAAGATGGCACGTTCGACTATGGAAGTTGCATTTCTCGGCACTCAACGCTTCGACGGTGAAGCTGGCCAGAAGTACATCAAGGTCTTCTACGGCGATGAGCCGGACGGCAAGACCGAACACGGCCTGTCGATTATCGGCATGGCAGCAGCGGACGAAGTAGCCGACGAGATCTTCGCAGCCGGCGCCAAGTTCGAGCCGCTGCAACTGGTGCGCATCCACTTCGAGATTGCCCGTGGCGGGCAGAACAAGGGCAAGAATCTGGCGCTCCAGCTCGAAGCCGTCCAGACCCGCGCCGCAGCCGAAACCCCGCGCACCCCAGCTCAACCCCAAGCCAAAGCCGGCGACCCGGCCAAGGCCAACTAACCGGGAGGGGCGGCCATGCTGATCGATGACCGGGTGTACTGCGACTGCTGCGGCAACGACATGGGCAAGCTCATGGCACTGCCCGCGCCGCAAAGCGACCTGCTGCCGAACCTCGGCCTGCCGCCCCACTTCGCCGTCTGCCCTGACTGCGAACCCTCCGAACAAACCGCCGACCTCGAGCAGGCCGGCGAATGAATTTTCTCGCCTGTGACGGTGACTGGCTGCAAGGCGCCGATGGCTCGCCCATCTGCTCCGGCTCGCTGGTCGCCCTCACGGTCGAGGAAATGCAAAGCCTCTACGGCTCTGCACTGACCTGGGACCAAGTCTCCGAGCTGCAAGGCGAAGCGATTGTTCTGTTCGCCACCGTGTTCGGCTTCCTGGTCCTGAAAAAAGCCCTGAAACAGTGAGGTATCACCCATGCAACTGAACAAGCACTTCATCAAGAAAATCGGCCTCGGCGCTGCCGTTGCTCTCTCGGCTGCTGCCGGCTCCGTCTACGCGGCGGTCCCGGCCGAAGCCACCGAAGCCCTCGACACCGCGGGCACCGACGTCGGGACCATCGGCTGGGCCGTCTTCGCCGTGATCATCGCCGCGATGGCGTTCAAGTACATGCGCCGCGCCCTGTAACCGGGAACCGCGCACTGCATGTGCCGAAGCAAACAAACCCCGCTCCGGCGGGGTTTTCTCTTCCAGGGAAACGCCAATGAGCTACGAACTGTACGTCCTGATCCTCACCACCCTGGCGTTCTATCTCGTGTTTTTTGGGCGGGTGTAACGATGGACGATATCCAAGGGCGCACGTATGGGCATCTTCTCGCGCTGTTCCTGCTGGTAGTTTCGGCCGGCTTCTACTCTGATCGCTCTGTCGCCCAAACAGCCGGCTTTCGGCATTCAGCCACCGCCGAAGGCTCGACCTGCTACGCCACTCGGGAGCAGGCCTGTAACGCCTATGCAAACCCGCCTGTGGTGTCCGGTGGAAAAACTTACAGCTACTGGTCCGGCGGCAATACCGGCTTCTGCAAATGGAAAGAGAAGCCGCTTGATTACGCCTTTTCTAATCCCGAAGTAAGTTTCGGCACTGTTACCACGTGTGTGATCCCCGAAGCCAACCAATGCGAAGCTACCATCGGCCAGGTCGTCACCCACGAACACAAGATGAAAGAAGCCGTTGGCCAGCCGGTGATCGATCCACCCGGCTCGGTCTGCGCCAATAGCTGCCAGTACGCCTTCGGCTTCACGCCGGCCAGCAACGTCTACGTCTACAGCAGCGGCGACCCTTCCGGGGTATTTGGCGTTTACAGCTATACCGGCAACGGCATCCAGTGCAACGAAGACACCCGCAAGCAACCGGGCAACCCGGGCCAGCAGACCGACCCCGACGAAACCCCAACGCCCGATCCTGACAATCAATGCCCGGACGGCTACGCCTGGAACGGCACCTTCTGCAGCAAGGAACCGCCCCCGCCATGTGACCCCGAGGTCGAGGTGGGCGGCTGCGACGACACCGAGAACCCCGACCCTGACGATCCCGGCGATGGTGATGACGGCGATGGTGACGGTGATGGGGATGGCGAAGGAGACGGCAGTGGTGATGGCTCCGGTGATGGCTCCGGTGATGGGTCTGGAGACGGCTCGGGCGACGGCGATGGCAGTGGTGACGGAGACGGATCGGGCGAAGACGATGGAGAGGCCGAATGCGACCCGGCCAAGGACCCAAACAAGTGCGGTAAGCCCAGCGTAGAGGGTGAAGCCTGTAACGCCGAGATCAAGTGCACGGGTGATGCCGTCCAGTGCGCGATCCTCCGCCAGCAAAAGGAACTGCGTTGCCACGCCGAAGAACAGGCCGACTTCGAGAAACACGAATCCGCCATCGAAGCCGCTGTGCAGGGCGACAAATTCAAGCTCGACGAAGGCAGCGGCGAAATCGAACTGCCGACCTTCGTCAACCAGGGCACCCGCTTCCTTCCGGCCAGCTGTCCCGCTGCCGAAACCTTCAGCCTGCGCACCAGTGGCGGGCGTTCCTTCGAAATCAGCTACGAGCCGCTATGCCGCGCCGCCAATGACCTGAGCGGCCTGTTCGTCGCTGTCGCCACCGTCCTGGCTGCCCTGTACGTGGGCCGCTCCGTAGGAGGTCAGTAATGCAGTTTCTCTTCATCGTGCAGATGCTCGTCATCATCCTCGGCCCACTGGTGAAGATGGTGCTGAAGATCCTCGGCTTCGGCTTCGTTACCTATATCGGCTTCAACATGATCATCGGCCAGGCACAGGACTATCTGTTCGGGTTGATGGGTGATGTCGGCCCGGTTATCCAGGGGATTCTCGGGCTGGCCAAGTTCGATGTGGTGGTGAACCTGTACTTCGCCGCTATCTCGACGCGCTTCATGCTCGCCGGGATCGACAAGGCCACTGACCGTCGTCGCAATCAGGTCTGGCGCAAGCCGGGCGGCACCTCCATCGACGCATAAGGAGGCGCCGTCATGCTCGTTATCCGCACCGGCAAGCCCGGCCATGGCAAGACCCTGAACACCATCCGCGAAGTGGACCAGAAGGCCCACGCCGAGGGCCGGGTCGTCTACTACCACAACATCAACGGCCTCAAGCCCGATCAGCTGCAAGCGCAGTGGTTCGAGTTCGAAGACCCCGAAAAGTGGTTCGAGCTGCCGAACGACTCGATCATCGTCGTCGACGAGGCGCAGGGCTGGTTCGGCTCACGCGATCCCAGGGCGCGGCCACCGGAGCACATCACCCGCTTCGAGACCATGCGCCACCAGGGCCACGAGGTGCACCTCGTCACCCAGGACCCGCGTTATCTGGATGTGCACCTGCGTCGGCTGTGCAACACGCACATTCACTACTGGCGCGTGTTCAAGTCCGCCCAGCTGCTGCGCTTCGAGTCGGAAGTGGTGGTGGAAAAGGTCGAGCTGAAGACCAGCTTCAAGGATGCGGACAAGAAGTCGCTGCGCCTGGATAAGCGCTACTTCGGCGCCTACACCAGCACCAACGCCAAGCACCACTTCCAGGCCAAGGTGCCGACCAAGTTCATCTTGGCCATCTGCGTGCTGATCGGTGCGGGCATCCTCGTCTATCGCGCCTATGAGCGCTACAACGCCGAGAAAGTCGCGCTCGAAGCCACCAGCAGCGCGCCGGCCGGCAGCATGGTCGATCAGGTGCGCGACACGGTCGGCGCCTTCATCCGGCCAAGCGCCTCCGACGCCGAACAGGCCGCACCGCTCACCGTCGAGCAGTACCTGGGCAGGCGAGTGCCCAGGGTGCAGGACCTGCCGGCATCGGCGCCGGTGTATGACGGCCTGACCGGCCCGCAAACCTTCCCCAAGCCCGTGTGCATCGCCACCACCGACCGCGATCTGATCGCCCGCAATCACAAGCGCATGCAGGTCGGCGACAGCGATGAAGGGCTGACGGGTTGTAGATGCAACACCCAGCAAGGCACGCGGCTGGAAGTGTCGTTCGGCTTCTGCATGTCGGTCGTGCAGAACGGCTACTTCGACGACACCAAGCCCGACCGTGGCTCGCCGCAAGATCAGCGCAGCCAGCAGCCACCACCTTCCACCTCGCCAGCCTATCAACCAAGCCAGCAGCAAGCCGGAACCACCGTCACGCGGGTGCCCTATGAGAAGGGGCGTTTCCTGTGGTGATGACCGTCAGCGCGCGTGCGCTCCGCGCTCTTTGCACGCACGGCGAGGCACGAGCCGGCGTGCAAACGCGCGCGCTGACGTCCCTGTAACACGTCAGATAAACCCAACCGAACAGTGTCGATTCGTTGCAATTTGGAGCAGAAGAGAATGAGCGTTAAAGACCAAATTCGTGTTGATCAGAACTTCCAGGAAACCCCAACCGGGCGACTGTTCTTCGATAGCCATTCGGCCAAGCTGACTGACCTGTCGGGCGTTCGGTTGCTGCGTTGCGGCGTCGATACGGTCCGCCAGCTGTACCGAGGACTGATCCGCCCGGAAATCATGGCGCTGTTCGAGAAACCGGGCGTCATGGTCGAGTTCGCCGGGGAGTTCTGGCACGCCGGACGGGTAGGGCGGGACTCGGGCTACCAGTACAAGCTGCAGAACGCCGACGTCGGGTTCATCCTGCTGATCAAGAACTTCAACGCCAAGCTCGAGAACATCGGCCCGCATCTGAAAATCGAAGTGTCACCGCACGCCATTGACGCGCTGTCGCCAGAGCGGCTGCAGGAGCGGATGGACTACTACGCCGCAGCCGTGATGACACACCGCGAACGCAACCAGTGCGCTGTCCATCTGGCGCTGGATCTCCAGGGCTGGAAGCCTCCGGTGGATCTGGTGGCACGCCTGCACTGTCGCGCGCGGACGCACCGGGATATCTCGGGTATCAACGAGATCAACTGGGCGACCAAGTCCAGCGTTTACGGTCGTGGCGAAACGTCCATGTTCGGCTCTGCTGGTGGCGTCCAGCTCTGCATCTACAACAAAACCGAACAGGCCCGCGCAACGGATAAGCTCGACTTCTGGGAAAGCGTCTGGCGTCGACGGGATTCGTTCGATCCGGCCGATCCTGATAACTACGACCCCGAGGCGGACGTGTGGCGGGTCGAGCTGCGCTATCACCATTCGGTCATCCAGCAGTTCGCCAGCGGGTCGATCAGCGCCAAGACCGGTGAGGCCATTGAAACGGATTCGTTTGCGGCGTTCTCCGTCCACTTGGACGGCCTGTGGCGCTATGGGCTGTGCCAGTTCAAGTTGCTGCACCGCCCAGGGCAATACGAACCGATCTGGACGCTGATGCGTGATGACGTGCGGGTTGATGTGGCAGTCGATTCCCTGGTCGATGAAACGGAATACAAGCGCTACTACAAGACCAGCCGGGGTTTTAGCGGCAAGAACGTCGAGCTCTTCCTGGGAAACTTCGTAAGCCTGCTGGCACGGGAGCGAGTGGGCGCTAAAACCGCATTTGATCGACTGAAGGAATGGGAATGCTGGCCGGTCATTCGTGACCACTACGCCGCCAAGGACATGAGTGAGCGTGATCTGTACAAGCACATCAAGACGTTGCTTCAAGAGCGTCACGTTCGATGGGGCAGAGCGGTCTGATGGCGATCCAGCAGCTCCCTGACGGTCGCTGGCGGGTCGACGTTGAGCCGGTCAAAGGCAAGCGGTTTCGCAAGACGCTGAAGACCAAGGCCGAGGCAATGCGCTTCGAGGCGACCTGTCGGGCCAAGTGCAGCGAATCAAGCGATTGGGCACCGCGGCCAAAGGACAAGCGCAGGCTGTCAGAGCTGGTCGAGCTGTGGTTCGATCTTCACGGCGTCTCGCTCTCCGATGGCGTTCGACGTGTGGCGATCCTGCGGGCGTGTGCCAAGGCGATGGGCGACCCGATAGCTCGCATGGTCGATGGCGCGAAGATCGCCGCCACGCGTGCACGCTGGATGGCAGCAGGGGTAACCGGCAAGACGGCGAACAATCGCCTCGGCTACCTGAAAGCCGTTTACAACGAGCTGCACAAACTCGACGTGATCGACTATCCCTGTCCGTTCACCCGTATTCGTCCGGTTCGGTTGCAGGAGCGCCCCTTGGCCTACCTGACCAAGCCGCAGATATCCGAGTTGCTCGATGCACTCCAGGCGCGGACCACGTCTCCACATCCGGCGATGGTGGCGCGGATCTGTTTGGCGACCGGGGCGAGGTGGGGTGAGGCTCAAGCGCTGCGACCGGAGCGGATTCGAGGCAACGCTCTGGTGTTCGCCAATACGAAGTCGAAGCGGGTGCGGATGGTCCCGGTAACGCCGGAGCTGGTGGCGGCGATCAAGAAGCACTGGCAAACCCACGGGCCATTCACCAACTGCATTGGTGTGTTTCGGCTGGTCCTGCTCTCGACCTCGATCAAGCCACCACGCGGACAGGCAAGCCACATCCTGCGCCACACGTTCGCAGCTCACTTCATCATGGGCGGTGGCCATATCGTGACGCTGAAAGAGATCCTGGGCCATGCGTCGCTGAATATGACGATGAGGTATGCGCACCTTGCGCCAGAGCATTTGAACGATGCGATCAAGCTAGGACCGTTGGCCGGCATCACGCTACCGCTCGCCAGCCAGTAATCGAATCAATTGAAGGAGGTGCGCCACTGGCGTACTATGCGTTT